ATGTAAATGATCGAAGACCTCATTTAGGACTTCCAAGTTGGTTTAAAAAGTAATATAATCTTTAAATGGGGACAGTGACTCCACCACATACCTCACTGTCTCCTTTTAAGGATTATTTATGAGTTTAGGATTTGACGCAATAGCAGCATTACCATTTGCTACATCAGGACCAGATTCCGATGTACTAGTATCAACGACTGGAAATGCATTAACCATTACCATTGGAAGTGTAGGTATCATAGCAGATGCGGTTACTGAAGATGCAACTGCTAATCCATTAACTTTAGGTCTTGGTACTTTAAGTATTACTGGTCAAGCAAATATAAGTGTTACGGCTAATCCTTTAACATTAGGTGTTGGAACGGTTACAGTTACAGCAGACGCTACGGCTTCTCCTACAGCAAACGCATTGACGTTAGCAACTGGAAATGTTACAGTAACAGGAACCGCACTTGTAAGTCCTAGTGGGGTACCACTAACAGTGGCTACAAATGACGTAGGTATAATAACATGGAATGAAATTATTCCAGGAGCAAACATGGTTTGGACACCAATAGATCCAAGTTAAAATTATGGCATCAACATTTTCAACAGATTTAAAATTAGAAATAGTAGCAACAGGAGAAAAAGCTGGTCTTTGGGGCACTATCACAAATACTAACTTACAAATTTTAGAACAAAGCGCTAGTGGTTATCAAGACATTAGTATGGCTGGTTCAAGTGTAACTTTACTTTTATCAGACGGTGCAACATCAAACGGTAAAAACTTTTATTTAAAACTATCTGGAACTCTAGGTGGTGCTAGAACTTTAACAATGCCATCAGGATCTGAAAGAGTTTGGATTATAAGTGATGAAACAGTTAGAGGCACTGCTAATAATACTTTAAGTGTTTTAACAGCTAGTGGTACATCTCAACCTGTCCCTCCAGGAGCAACTTTACTTTGTGTTTCTGATGGTACAAATACAATTACAAAAATTATTGAAAAAGGTTATGCAACTATAACTGATTCTAACTCACCCTACGCAGCTGTAGCTGGTGCACAAATTTTCGCTAACACAACAGCTAACCCAATAGAAATTGATTTACCTACATCTCCAGCAGTAGGTGATGAAATTACTATTATTGATACTAGAGGCACATTTGCATCTAATAACTTAACCATTGATAGAAATGGTCAACCTATAAATACTGGAACATCTAATTTAGTTTTAAATACAAATGGACAATCCATTACTTTAGTTTATGTAGATGCCACTAGAGGTTGGGCTTTCAAAACAAACACAGCATAGGAGCTAACAAATGGCTCTAACCAAAATTAAATTTGCACCTGGAATTGATAAACAAGACACAGCTGTTGGCGCTGAAGGTCGTTGGGTTGATTCTGATAATGTAAGATTTAGATATGGACTACCTGAAAAAGTTGGTGGTTGGCAATCTCTATTAACAGATACAATATGCGGCGTAGCAAGAAAAATGTTACCCTTCGTTGATAATGATGGTAATAGATATGTAGCTATTGGCACAGATAAATTTTTACTTGTATATTTTGAAGGACAACTTTTTGATGTTACACCTTTAAAAGCTGATATCACTGGTGCAACACTTTCAACAAATTCTACTACAACAGTTACGATAACAACTTCAGCAGCACATGGAATAAATGTAGGTGATATAGTTTTATTTGATAGTGTAACATTACCAGGTGGTACAGGTTTTTCAGCATCAGACTTTGAAGATAAAAACTTTCAAGTTATTACTGTCCCAAGTCCAACAACTTTTACAATTACAATGGGATCAGCTGCAAGTGGCACAGTATCG